TTATTTTACACGAGGGAACAGGTTGATTGCCAAATGATCTGAAGGGGACTCGGCGCGGGTGCAGCGATGCGTTTTTTGATAAATCGCTTGCTCAAGCACAGAACGAAGCAACGTGTTTTTGGCCTCTGCGGTAGAAGCACCATCATATGCTTGTAACACGTGCTTGATGGTAGGAAGCAGGGCGATAATGCGTTCTTTTTTGCTGGGCATGCTTGGTGGAAGTGCGTCCAGCATTCGTTTAACCTCACCAATTTCATGCACCAGGAGGGCATTGCGGTCGGTATAGGTGGATACGTCGTACACGCCCTGCTCAAGCAGATCCATCAGGCGATTCCGACGTTTTTCCAGTTCGTCAAGATGGCGTATGGCGCTTTCACGGACTGCTTGTTGGTCTGAGGGAGCAGAAGCTTCTTCTGGTAATGTGCCCATCTCTGCTTGAAGTACCCATTTGGCAAGGCCATCGAGGATGGCGCGCTCCACATCCGCCAATGGGCATGAGGAGGTAGGGCAGCGAACTGTGGAGCATTTTAAATAATCGACGCCTTTCATGGCACCGTACATGGGAGTACGTACCATTGCTTTGCCGCAGAGGGAACATTTGACCAGGCCGTTAAGAGGATTTTTCATAGAGGATGCAGCTGGAACGGCGGGCTTATGACGGTTGGAAAAAATGGATTGAACCGCATCCCATGTAGGCTGGTCGATAATGGGCTCGTGACGGCCCTCAACGAGCAAATATTTTTCTGACTTAGGGCGTGCTTTTACACGCTGCCCATCTACAATAGAAACTTTTGTTTCGCGTTGATACCATTGGACTTTACCGATGTAGACAGGCTCGTGCAGCATCTGGCGGATACGGCCGGCTGTCCATGGGTGGCCCAAATCGGTTGTAACGCCCATAGCGTTAAGCTTGTTGGCAATCCTTTGCGCTCCCATACCGTTGGTAAGGTAGTCCTGAAACACCATGCGTACGATTTGCGCCTTTTCTGGCACGATAGTGAGCGACCAGCCTTTTTCGCCCTTGAGCTTATAGCGTTCGTATCCAAATGGCGCACGCGTACCCAGATATTTGCCCTCGCGCACAGAGGCGAGGCGGCCCGCCTGAAGCCGGCGGCGGGTGGTTTTATATTCACGGCGGCTCATAAAAAGGCCAAATTCGAAGTACTCTTCGTCCGCCTCGTCGTTTGGATCGTAATCGCGCGCGGGTGTTATGATGCGGGTTCCCGAGTATTTGAAGGTTTGAGCTACAATGCCCTGGTCGATGGTATCGCCACGGGCAAGACGCTCCACCTCCATAACGAGCACGCCCTCCCAGCGGCCTGCTTGCACATCTGCAAGCAACTGCCGCATGAAGGGACGATCCGATATGGTATCGCCTGAAACTATTTCCTGATAGATATGCTCAATGACAAGCCCGCGGCGCAGAGCAAGCTGTGTAAGCGCGGCGCGATGGCGGGAAAGAGTTTCCCCTGCGCCTTGCTGCTCAGCCTCGATATCGCGGCGAGATTTGCGCAGATAGATACAATAGGGCATAAGCGGCTCCTTGTTTAACACTAAGAGAAATATTTTGCGTTACTGAATGGGTGGGTTGCATTTTTTGCAAGGGGTAAAGCCGCAGCTAACTGCTTCCGACAATTTAACCTGATGTGGCTTTTTCATGCCGGAACAGGTACTTTTGCTATGGTACTTGCTACCTGACTTAGGCACCCACACGAGCGGATCATACAGGGCGACGGAGGCATCATAGCTGGCGGAGGACATGAGGCCGCGAGCGGAGAGTTCGGCCTCAAGGTCGGCCTGAAGGGCGATAAGCTCGTCATCCGTAAGAGAGGACAAATTGAATGTGGAGGCGAAGGCGTGCAGTGGCGCGAGGAGTAAGGCGAGGCTAAGGAGCAGAGCCAAAACGCAGCGATGCTTCATGATATGCGCCTTCTTTCTTTATGTACGCAATTGAATAGCGCGTTGGCAGGCCTGGGCAGTTTGGAATAGGATAGCACTGGCGGCTTAATGAAAACGCTGTTGCCAATAGCTTTTATTATGCAATAGCGGTTTTGTAGTATTCAAGAGCGCGGGACATAAACTCGCATGACACATCGAAATGGTCGGCCAGCTCCCAGACCTCGGTGAAGCCCTGATGAACCGCCTCCATGATTTGACCATAGGGGACAAGCTTTGAAAAGGCCCACTTATCCGCGCGGCGCTCCGCCTTGGCGCGGATATCGTAACGAGAATAGCGGTTGTAGAAGCCGCCGTATTCGCAATGGCCCAGCTCGTGGGCGAGGGCCTGCTTTTCGTGCTTTTGGTCTAAGGCAACGGGTATGGCAATATAGCATTTCTCCAACTCAACAGAGAACGCGGATGAACTGTGAGTGTAAATAACCTCATGCTGCTTTGCTTGTGCGAGCGTCAATAGCGTATCTGTTGTCATGCGATTCACCTACTTGCCAGCGTCACGCGCGCGGATAAAGGCTACAAATTGCTTAACCTCCTCAAATTGCGCGTCGGTAATGGGTTGGTCACCATTAGAAAGGGCAAAGCGGATATCATCATCTGAAATGGGATGATCGATGCGGTAATGGTTTACGATTTTTTTTTGCAATTTTTTTGCCTGATATGGATTTCCATATAGTTGCAATAAGTCATCATCTGTTTCGTTTGCAGCGTCCAAAAGATTATCGTCTACCGTATTAGCTGTAGATATACCTAAAAGATAATCCGTTGAGACAGACAAAAGCTGTGCAAGTTTTAGTAAATTTTCATGGTTTGGATTCTTTTTTCCTTTTTCCCAATCTGAAACGGTTGGGCATGATACATTCAATTCAAGGGCCACCTGCTTCTGTGTAAACCCCCGTTCCTTCCGGATTTTAGCAATATTGTTCAAACCACTCACCTCAAATCAATTTCAATTTTATTATATAGCTAAAAGCTAATTGTGACAAGACAAAAAAATTAGCATATTGCTATTGACAAAGTGGATATCAATGTCTTAAAATAAGCTTAAAGCTAAAATTGGCTTGGAGGTAATACTATGAGCGCTATAAAGGCACTTCGAAAAAGGCGTGATTGGTCGCAAAAAAAACTGGCGGAGGAAACGGGCATAACGCAGGCGTTTCTTTGTGAAATCGAAAACGGCGCAAAGAACCCGTCGATCAAAACCGCGGCCAAGCTCGCCCGGGCCCTTAACTGCACAATAGATGAGCTGATTGGCGGGGACGAAAATGGAAACAAGTGAGATCATCGTTGACAACTTCGCCGGTGGAGGCGGTACATCAACCGGCATCGAGATAGCTATTGGCCGTAGCGTAGACATCGCCATCAATCACGACCCGGCAGCCATCGCCATGCACAGGGCGAACCATCCGGCAACCAAACATTATCAGGAGGATGTGTGGAAGGTTGATCCCGTAGAAGCCTGCGCTGGTCGCCCTGTGGCGCTGGCCTGGTTCTCGCCGGACTGCAAGCACCACAGCAAGGCGAAGGGCGGGAAGCCCGTCAGCAAAAAAATTCGCGGCCTTGCGTGGGTGGCTGTCAAGTGGGCCAAGCAGGTGCATCCCCGCGTGATTATGCTAGAAAACGTGGAGGAGTTTATGGATTGGGGCCGCCTGGACGAGCACGACAGGCCAGACCCGCGCTACAAGGGTGAAACCTTCCAGCGATTCGTGCGCCAGCTCGAAAGGCTGGGCTATCATGTGGAATACAGGCTGCTCCGTGCCTGCGACTTTGGAGCGCCGACCATCCGCAAAAGATTCTTTTTGATTGCGCGGTGCGACGGGAAACCGGTTGTATGGCCAGAACCGACGCACGCCGCGCCAGACAGCATAGAGGTTGCAGCAGGCACGAAAAAGCCCTGGGTTCCTGTTGCCGATGTGCTGGATTTCTCTCTCCCCTGCCCCTCGATCTTCGCCACGAGTGAGGAGATCATGGAGCAGTACGGCATTCGGGCCGTCCGCCCATTGTCCGAAAACACCATGAAGCGCATAGCGCGAGGGCTTATGAAGTTCGTGGTGAATAATCCGAAGCCCTTTATTGTCCAGGTCAACCATTCCGGTGATTCCTTCCGAGGCCAGGATATTGGCGATCCGCTGGACACCATTACGGCAAAGCATGGGACGTGCGTTGTAGCGCCCGTGCTGATGCGGAACAATGAGAACGCCATTGGCGGTGATGCACGGGAGCCTATCAGCACGATCACAACCGGAGGACATCACATGCTGATTGCGCCGAGCATGATTCAGTATCACAGCGAGCAGAGCGAGGATGCACGCGGCCAGACGGTGGACAAGCCTATTATGACCGTAGATTCCAGCAACAGATATGGGCTGGTAGAGCCTTTCCTGATTCAAACCGGATACGGAGAGCGGGAGGGCCAGAAGCCCCGCGTGCTGGACATTCAGAAACCGATTGGAACCATCGTAGCACAAAGCAACAAGTTTGCAGAGTGCAGCGTGTTCATCAGCAGGTATTATGGCGGCGAGAATGTGGCAAGCAGCGCTGAAAAACCGCTGCCGACGGTTACGGCCATCGACCACAATGCCGTGTGCGCGGCCTATGTGACGCAGTTCAACAACAACTGTGATGGGCAGCCGGTCGATACTCCGCTGAATACCATGACAGCCAAGAGCAATCACTTCGGCGAGGTGTGTGCTTTCCTGACCAAATACTACGGAAACGGCGAGAATGCCGTTTCGTGTGATCGGCCAGCCCCGACGATTACCGCAAAAGACCGAATGGCGCTGGTGACTGTACGTGGCGAGGATTACCAGATTGTTGACATTGGCCTGCGGATGCTGACACCGAGAGAATTGTTCGACGCGCAGGGCTTCCCGTCGGATTACATCATCGACGTGGACGCCGACGGTAAACCTTATCCCAAATCCGAACAGGTGGCCCGCTGCGGAAACGCCGTATGTCCGCCGATCCCAACGGCGCTGGTGCGAGCCAATCTGCCGGAACTGTGTGAGAAGAAGACTACATAATGGCGATGCGAACTGAAAATGGGAACACCCCTTGACGCAACCCGGACAACCCGCCCCGCATAGACTGAGATGCGATCCATTGAAGCAAGGAGGGAAACGTGATGGCAAAGGTGATGGAATTTACGGCCGGGAACGGGGCGACGGTACGTATTTTTGATGATTGTATGCCCAAAACCCCGGAAGAAGAAAGCCGAAATCGCGCCCAGGTACAGCGTGCTGTTGTGTACTGCCTTGAGGATGGCATACGAGCCAATGGCTTTGAGGAAACGCGCAGACGCATTCTTGAGGGACCGCACGCTTTTCTGGCGCGCACAGACTGAACGGCATACAAGCAAGAGAAATAAAGAGCCTACGCACAACAGGAGGGGGAAGCACACACATGACAATACTGGAATACCAAAGAGAAAGCCCATGGGCGCATAAGCGCCGCACGCGCCGGATGGCGACGGACATTATGCCGCGCAGCCTGGAGAGGCCCATTGTGATAGCGGCGGTGATTACGGCCGTTATGGCGTGGTTGACGCTGGCGAGCTGGGCGACTGCGGAGGGTGGACAAGCCCGCATGACCGTTGCTGTGGAGCCCGGCAGCACGCTTACCATACGGGCGGAGCCAAACCGCGACAGCCGGTCGCGCGGGGCGCTGACGGCGGGGACGGCGGTGATTGTGCTGGAACAGCGGGACGGCTGGGCGCTAGTGGACTGGCCTGTGATGGCGGAAAGCTGGGAGGCAAGCGCGACGCGCCTTAACGGCGCGGCGTGCGAACCCCAACTAGACCGCAAGGCCATTGGAGAAGCGAGCGAAGGGGTGGGGATGGGCCCCGCCCCGAGAGCGAGCGACGGCCATGAAGGTAGTACGCAGAGCGCGCCGAGCCTTAACGGCGCGGCGTGCGAACCCGCTGGTATGGGCTGGGTATGCATGGATTACCTGGCAGATAGTATGGCTGGGCGTGCAAGCCAGAGGGGAGAGCAGCCATGAAGCAAGCGCTTACCACACAGCAGCGCGAACTGGTAGAGCAGAACCTTCGGCTGGTACCGTATGTGATTAAGAAGATGGGGCTATACGGCGACAACAGGATGGATACCTACCAAGACCTTATCCAGATAGGCAACTTTGGCCTGATACGGGCAGCCTGCAAGTACAACCCGGCGCGTGGCGCGTTTAGCACGATTGCCGTAGTAGAAATTCAGGGTGAATTTTTCCGGTATTTTAGGAGCAAGAAAAGCAATAAGAGGAAGGCCAATGAAGGAGCGCTGTCGCTTGACGCGCCGGTAAGAGGCGGCAAGAATGCAATATATGCACAACTGCTGCCGGACGAAAAGCGCCCGCTGGAAGAAGCGGTAATGGATCATCTATTGTGTCAGCGCGTAATCTCGTATGCGGAAGAAAGTGGAAATCAGGACCTGTTGCTTTTATTAACCAGGCAGGCTACCCAACAGGAAGTAGCCAGGCGGATGAAACTTTCGCAAGCGCAGGTGAGCCGAAAGGCAACGGCCTTCCGCCTGAATGCAGCCAATGAATTGGAATTGTGATTGAAATGGGCGCATGGCGCAACGGTTAGCGCAGGGGCCTCATAAGCTTCGGGTTTAGGGTTCAAATCCCTATGCGCCCACCAGCGGCGTAAGCCGCGCGCCCTATAAGGGCAGCCCCATTTTCTCCTTGGATGGGGTGGCCGCCTCGGCCCGGGCATGGCTGGGCATGACATGCCCGGGCCGCTAAGGCGGCCTGAAAAGATGAAACATGTGCGCGGATATTAAGGGGGGTTTTAGGCTTTTCATCTGCAATGGAAAACAGAGCTAACAGGAAGAACGAGCCCATGGGCAGTGCTACTAACCGAACTAGACCACAAGGCCAACGATAAAGCGACCTGCAGCGGGGCAGCGAAACCGCGGTTGCAAGCGGTAGCGCAGCAAGCGCGATTGAGCAACCGGGTTGAAGGGCCCCTGCCGCGAGGAAGCGGCGGCTAGGTAAGTAATATGCAGAGCACGAGGATTGCAGAGCATACAATGCAGCAGGGGAGGAAAACAAATGAAAATTAACAGTCTGCAAATCGAAAATGTAAAGCGTGTAAAAGCGGTACGCCTGGAACCCGCAAAGAACGGGCTGACCGTGATTGGCGGTGCAAACGGGCAGGGAAAGACCAGCGTTTTGGACGCGATTGCCTGGGCGCTGGGAGGCGACCGTTACCGCCCTGCGCAGGCGCGGCGGGCGGGCAGCGTGCTGGCGCCCCGCATACATATCGTGATGGATAACGGCCTGGTGGTGGAACGCAAGGGTAAAAACAGCGACCTGACCGTGACCGATCCGGAGGGCAAGCGTGCCGGGCAGCAACTGCTAAACAGCTTTGTGGAACAGCTGGCGTTGGATTTGCCCCGCTTTATGCAGCAAACCGCCCGTGAAAAGGGAGATACGCTGTTGCGGGTAATTGGGGTGGGGGACCGGCTCAAGGAGTTGGAACGCAAGGAAAAGGAAACGTACAACCAACGCCATGCCATAGGCCAGATCGCCGATCAGAAAAAGAAATTTGCCAGGGAACAACCGTATTATCCGGATGCGCCGGACGAGCCTGTGAGCGCGGGCGAGCTGATACGGCAGCAGCAGGAAATTTTGGCCCGCAATGGCGAGAACGCGCGAAAGCGCGCAAGGCTTAAGGAGATCATGCTGGAAAAGCAGCGCCTGCTGAATGAAATGGACGGGATTAACGATCAGCTGGAAAGGCTTACTCAGCGTAAGGATGCGGTTGTAAAAGCATATGAGCAGGCTGTGAGTGATGAACAAACGGCCGTGAAAAACGTGGAAACGCTGCGGGACGAAAGCACGGAGGCGCTTGAAAACAACATACGCGAAATTGACGAGATAAACCGCAAGGTGCGCGCCAACCTGGATAAGCAGAAGGCCGAGGATGACGCGAACGAGTTTGCGCGCCAATACGACACGCTGAGCCATGAGCTGGATGGGCTGCGAAGCCAAAAGGCGGAGCTGCTTCACCAGGCCGATTTACCGCTGCCGGACTTAACGGTAGAGGATGGAGAGCTGCGTTACCGTGGCTTTACATGGGATAGCATGAGCGGAGCGGAGCAACTGAAGGTGGCCACGGCGATTGTGCGCAAACTGAATCCTAACTGTGGATTTGTGCTGTTGGACAAGCTGGAACAGATGGACATAAACACTCTGCGCGACTTTGGGACATGGCTGGAAAAGGAAGGATTGCAGGCCATTGCCACGAGAGTGAGCACGGGCGGGGACGGTAGCTGTACGATTATTATCGAGGACGGCGCGGTAATGGAAGGCACACCCAGTGCGCGGGAGCACGAGGGCCAGCCCGAAGGACTACCGCAGGCGCGGAACGCCGATAACCGCGAGGGCGGGCCGCAGGCCGTAACCTGGAAAGCTGGTGAATTTTGATGTACGACATGCAAATTAGCCATGGAATTATTGGCGGCGCGATGAAAGTTGTGGTATACGGCCCGGAGGGAATTGGCAAAACCACGTTTGCCAGCTGTTTTCCCGACCCCATTTTTATTGATACGGAGGGTTCCACAGCGCGCTTTAACCTGCGCCGCACGCCGCGGCCCCAAAGCTGGGCGGAGCTGATGGAGCAGGTAGGATATTTTCTTTATAACCCTAAAGCGCTGGGAACGCTGGTGATCGACACGGGCGATTGGGCGGAAAGACTGTGCAAGCGGCATGTTTGCGCGCAGAACCAGCAAAAAAGCATTGAAGGCTTTGGATACGGTAAGGGATACGTATATCTGGCTGAGGAATATGGCCGCCTGTTGGACAGCCTGGAGGAGCTAAAGAACAGGGGCGTGCATGTGGTGCTGAACTGCCACGCCGCCATGCGCAAGTTTGAGCAGCCAGATGAAATGGGCACTTATGACCGCTGGGAGCTAAAGCTGGAAAAGAAAACGGCGCCGCTGGTGAAGGAATGGGCGGATATGATCCTGTTTGCCAACTACAAGACTTACGTGGTAAACGTGGATGGCCAGGGAGCGGCTAAGGGAAGAAACAAAGCGCAGGGCGGCGCACGGATGATGTATACGACGCATAATCCCTGCTGGGATGCGAAAAACCGCGACGGCCTGCCAGATGAGCTCCCGTTTGACTATGGAGAGATCTACCGCCTGTTTGAACCGCGGGGCGGGCCGAAAGAAGGGGCGACCGAAGAAAACCCGGGGGCTAGCCCGGAGGGCTGCCGCAGACCCGAAGCCCGCGACGCTAGAAATACGGAAGCGGGACAAACCCTTGAGGGCGACGCGGCGTTGGCGGCTATGGAACGGGACGCGCAGCGGAGCGTAGCAATGAAAGGCGCGGCATGCGACCCAATAAACAATGATACGCGAAGCACGAACAGCACTTCGAACCGGACACGCAACGCCCCGGATAGCGGGCCTGACGGCGTTCCGGAGGCTCTGTGGCGGTTAATGCAGGCTGACGGAATCCATGAAGAAGAAATTATGCTGGCGGTGGCGGAACAGGGCTACTTCCCGCATACAACGCCGCTGCGCAACCTGCCCATGGATTTTGTGGAAGGCGTGCTGATTGGCGCGTGGCCACAGGTGCGTGCGGCGGTACTGGCAAACCGCGAAAAGGTGCCTTTTTAAACGCGCGCCGCGCCTTAACGGCGCGACGTGCGAACCCCAACTAGACCACAAGGCCAGGGGAAAGGCGACCGAAGGCGACGCGAAGCGACGTGCAAACCACTTTTATTGAAGGCGAGGTAAAAAACATGGAAAACCCGAACAACACTGTGGAACGCGAACTTGGCTGGGATGATACCATTGAAAATGATAACAGCTTTACCCTTCTGCCTGCCGGTGATTATGATTTTATCGTGAGGGGCTTTGAGCGTGCGCGCCATAATCCGGGCCCCAACGGCAAGCTGCCGCCCTGCAACAAGGCGGTGCTGACCATTGAGGTTACGGATGGAACCCAACGCGCGACCATTATGCATAACCTATTTTTACATTCCCGGTGCGAGGGCATGCTATGCGAGTTCTTCACGGCCATCGGGCAACGCCGCCACGGCGAGCAGCTGCGTATGAACTGGCAGGCCGTGGCCGGCAGCCGGGGCCGCTGCAAGGTGGGCGTTAGAGAGTACAACGGCAAGCAGTATAACGAGATCAAGCGGTTTTACGAGCCGAAGGAAGCGGAGCGGGGCCCGGCGCGGGGCGGCTATGTGCCGGGTAAATTCTGATGCAGGCGCAGCTATCATGGCTTGGGGCCGTGCCGCTGGGCCGTCATGCCGCGGCGACCGAAGGCCTGACCCTGCGGCCATATCAGGAAGAAGCCGTAAGCGCCATTGAAAAGGAATGGCAGGAGGGAATACGCCACACGCTGCTTGTGCTGCCTACCGGTTGCGGAAAGACAATCGTTTTTTGCAAACTGGCGGAAATTTGCGTAAGGCAGGGTGGGCGTGTGCTGATACTGGCACACCGCGGCGAGCTGTTGGAGCAGGCGGCGGACAGGCTGTATAAATGCACAGGGCTTATGTGCGCCACGGAAAAAGCGGAGAAAAGCTGCCTTGGTAGCTGGTACCGCGTGGTGGTGGGCAGCGTGCAAAGCCTGATGCGTGAAAAGCGGCTTGCCGAATTCCCCGAGGACTATTTTGACGCTATTGTGATTGACGAGGCACACCACGCGCTTTCAGACGGTTATCAGAAGATTTTGGAGCATTTTACAAGCGCGAAGGTGCTGGGCGTGACCGCCACACCCGATCGGGGCGACATGCGCAACCTGGGTAGCGTGTTTGAAACGCTGGCGTATGAGTACACGCTGCCCCGCGCGATACGCGAAGGGTACCTTGCGCCTATCAAAGCGCTTACCATTCCGCTAAAACTGGATTTGACGGGCGTGGGCGTAAGCGCGGGCGATTTTAAACCGGGAGATCTGGGCTACGCGCTGGAACCCTACCTGGAGCAGATTGCCCGGGAGATGGAGGCACAGTGCATGAACCGGCGCACCGTGGTGTTTTTACCGCTGATTGCCACCAGCCAAAAGTTCCGCGACATCCTTAACGCGCATGGCTTTCGCGCGGCGGAGGTGAACGGTGAGAGCGGCGATAGGGCGGAGATTTTGGCGGCGTTTGAACGCGGCGAGTACAATGTGCTGTGCAACTCGATGCTATTAACAGAAGGGTGGGATTGCCCCGCCGTGGACTGCATCGTAGTGTTACGGCCCACGAAGGTGCGCAGCCTGTACTGCCAAATGGTGGGGCGCGGTACGCGGTTGAACCCCGGCAAGGAGCACCTGCTGTTATTGGACTTTTTGTGGCATACGGACAGGCACGAGCTGTGCCATCCCGCGCACCTGATTTGCAAGAGCGATGAGGTAGCCCGCCGAATGACCGGAAACAACGAGGCGGCGGGCGAGCCGCAGGAGCTGATAGAAGCTGCCGAGAAGGCCGAAAGCGACGTGGTGGCCCAGCGCGAGGAAGCACTTGCCAAGGCGCTTAACGAGATGAAGCACCGCAAGCGCAAGCTGGTGGATCCGCTACAATTTGAGTTGAGCATTCAGGCGGAGGATTTAAGCGGCTATGTGCCCGCTTTCGGCTGGGAAATGAGCCCGCCAAGCGAAAAGCAACTGGCCGCCCTGGAGAAGGCGGGCATATTCCCGGACGAGATTGGCAACGCGGGCAAAGCGGCCAAGCTGTTGGACAGGCTTTCCACGCGAAGGGCCGAGGGGCTTACTACGCCAAAACAAATACGCTTTTTGGAGGGCAAGGGGTTCCAGCATGTGGGCACATGGCCATTCGACACGGCACGCAAGCTGATAGACCGCATAGCGGCCAATGGATGGCGGGTGCCGCATGAGATTGACCCGGGTACGTACAGGCCGGAGGCATAGGAGGGCGCGGCACTGGAATGCGGGAGGATAGCGCGCGCGGAGTTGAGCGCGGGCCTGGAGGCCCTGCCCCATAGGGGCAAGCGAGGTGCCGCCCTTTGGGCCGAACGTGCGGCCTGACTACAGAGGAAGAACAAGCCCCGCTACAGCGAGCGGAGGCAGGGGAGGGCCCCTGCCGTGAGCGAGCGGAGGCCAACAACGAGGGTTATGAAGCGCGGGCGGCCCAACGGGCCGAACGTGCGGCCTGACTACAAAAAACGCGCGGACGATACTCGACGGTATAAACGGGCTGACAAGCCTGTAGGGGCTGAAAAAACGCCTCACCGTGGCGATGGATCAGGGGGCGGGCAGATGGCCGCGAAAATGGCGGGAGGGTATCCCGCCACCCCCGCGGGGAGCTAACAAGCCCCCGCGAAACGCCGGAGCATAGAACGGCGCATTTGGTTTGACTGATGAGAAACGCAAAACGAAGGGAGCGGCACACAAGGTACAATGATAAAACGTTATGCGGCGCGCAACTTTTTTGGAGAAATACAGCTGATTGGTGACAGGAAGGAAGCATTGGAGCGCTTGGCTGCCTACGAGGATACCGGGCTTGAGCCGCGGGAAGTAAGGCGGCTTTTGGATGAACACAGGGAGAAAGAGAAAAGCGCGAGCAAAATAGAACCCTTAGGTTTAGAGAACAGTGAAAGTTAGATCGTTGACAAACCGGTTCTTCCTGTCAGGATCCTGCGCCTTGTTGAATTGCTTGATGTATTCTTCCCTGCGCTCGTTTATGAGCTCCTTAGCTTCGGAAAGAGAGCGAAAACGTTGTACGGGATTATTCATAAGGTCTTGCAGAGAGCCGGTTCCCTCCTCGGTTGGGTAGAGCAGCAATGCGCTGCAATGCTCAATAAGCTTTTGGCTGTTGAGCATGCAGCATTGCCTTCCGGTGGATAGAATGACCTCTCCGGAGGAATCACAGATGGCGCAAAAATCAAGCCACCAGGCGTTTGACTTTTTTGCACGAGAAAGCAAAAGATGCGCGGAAGCGCTGGCCCGCAGCATTGCGCGAACTTTTTCTTTATGGCTGCAAGGGATTTCGCAAGAGTTGGATACATAAACGGCGTAAGAGGCGAGGAAGGCTTGGGCGTCAAGCTCAACATGCAGCCCGGACGAGCGGAGCGTGCCGGTAAGCCATCGATCCTTTACATTATGGATTTCAATATCCAACTGCTTGAGAGGAGAGGCAATACGATCAAGGACATAGCGCCGAAGAAAGTCCTCGTGAATGAAGTACTGCATGGTAGCGGGCTCAACAGTTGTTTTGCCTTTCAAAGCGGCAAGAACCTTAGACGGATTTTTGTGAAGCGCTCTGAGGGACTCCAAATCCTTTATGCGAATGGCGGTGATATCTTTGGCTTGCTGCGCCTCGTAAGCGTCAATTTGCGCGCAAAGAGAATCATAAACAGCGACTTGCTCGTTAAGCGTTTGCAGCAAGCGGGCGCGCTGCGGTTCATCCTCGGTTTCGCGATATTGATTTGCAATAAGCTTAACGCTGTTAAAGGCTTCAAGCGTCTGCTTCTGAAGATCCTCCGGGAGCTTGTAGACCGCCTTTACCGTGCGAGGGCTTTCCAGCAAAAAATGTTCGATGCGGGGAAAACGTTTTATTAAATCGCCGTATCGAAGCAGGGCGCGGATGCTTTTTTCCCGGGCCTTCATTTGATCGGCTCCGGTGATGCCAAACTCCTTTGCACACTGGCTGCCTATGTTGAGCTTTTTCCCGTTGTGCGTGTTGATAATTGGGAAAAGGACAAAACAGGCGCTTTGCCCGCAAAGCTCGCAAGTTAAGGTAAGCCCCTTTTCCGCAGTGATTGGTTCTTCCTTGGCGTCGCGCCATTCTTTTGAGGCAATGGTCTTAATATTTTCAAGCTGGATAGAGAAAATCTCCTGTGAAGCGTAGTTCAGGCCTTCCGCATTCAAAAAAGAAGGCAGTTCCTCCCATGTGAGAGAGGGATAGTTTTGCAAGAGGGAGATTAACCAGGGATATTCGTTTGTAATGCTGGATTGCAAAAGCATTGTTCTTTCTCTGGGCTTTAGTATTTTCTTTTGTGCCATATATAAGCTCCATGCGTTTGTCTATTATAAAGAGCGTAAGGGAACGGGTTCGTAAGGTACGTATCCGCCGGTAGGCGCTGCAAATGGGACGAACGTAAGCATGCTTCTAATTTCCTCCTATGCAAATACCATACTCCATTTGCTAGGATATGTCAATAGAAAGCCCATGGCGCGGGGCGTTCGAGCGGAAGAAGAAAGGAGACCGGCTTTGTATCAAACAGATCTGACGACGGTACTGGAACATATAGATCCCGCCCTGCTTTCCTACCAGGAATGGCTGACGGTGGGCATGGCCCTGAAGGAGGAGGGCTATGCCGCCCAGACATGGGACGACTGGAGCCGCCGGGACGCGGCGCGATACCATCCGGGCGAGTGCGAACGCAAATGGGCGGGCTTTGACGGCAGCGGCACGCCGGTAACGGGCGGCAGCATTGTGCAGCTTGCACAGCGGCAGGGATGGCAGCCTCCCAAAATGCAGGATTCGGGAACGGAACTTGCATGGGATGCGATAATAGGCCCCAAAGCCAGGCCGGACGCCGTTGTGGTGGATACCAACTGGCTGGAAGGCAGGGACGTACCCCCGCCGCCGGCGTGCTGGGACGGCCGGGAGCAGGCGCGCCAGCTTGCATGTTATTTGGAAACCCTCTTTGAAGCCGGCGATTACGTGGGATATGTGACGGAGGCGTGGGAAAAGGACGGGCGCTATCTGCCCAGCCGAGGCGCGTATGACCGCACGGCGGGCGAGCTGCTGGAGGCCCTTGCGAAATGCGGAGGCGACATTGGCGCGGCGTTAGGCGATTACAAAAGCCAGGCGGGCGCCTGGATTCGATTTAATCCACTGGACGGCAAGGGCGTGAAAGACAAAAACGTGACCAGCTACCGCTATGCCCTGGTGGAAAGCGATGAGCGCACCATCGACGAGCAGTATGCCATCCTTAACGAGCTGGAACTGCCCATCGCCGTGCTGGTACATAGCGGAAAAAAGAGCCTGCATGCCATTGTGCGCGTGGACGCGAGCAGCTATGAAGAATACCGCGGGCGCGTGGATTACCTGTATTCCGTATGCGAAAAAAACGGCCTCAGGCTGGATACCCAAAACCGAAATCCCAGCCGTTTAAGCCGCATGCCAGGCGTAACGCGCGATGGAAAGCCGCAGTATATTGTGGCCCGCAACATGGGCAAGAGCACCTGGAATGAATGGCGCGAATGGATTGAGGCCGTGGGGGACGACCTGCCAGATCCCGAAAGCATGGCGGATGTTTGGGAAGCGCTGCCCGCGCTTGCGCCCCCGCTGATTGAGGGAGTTCTCAGGCAGGGACATAAAATGCTGCTGGCGGGCCCCAGCAAGGCGGGCAAGAGCTTTGCCCTGATCGAGCTATGCATCGCGATTGCAGAGGGCGCAAGCTGGATGGGCTGGCCGTGCGCAAAGGGCCGCGTGATGTATGTGAACCTTGAGCTGGATAGGCCAAGCTGCTTGCACCGTATCCGGGATGTGTATGAGGCGCTGAACTGGCGGCCCGCGAACCTTCGCAACCTGGACATCTGGAACCTGCGCGGCAAAGCCATTCCCATGGATAAGCTGGCACCCAAACTGATTCGTCGCGCCGCCAAAAAAGGCTATATCGCCATTGTGATTGACCCGATCTACAAGGTTATCACCGGCGATGAAAACAGCGCCGATCAGATGGCCGGGTTCTGCAACCAGTTTGACAAGGTATGCACGGAGCTGGGTTGCGCGGTGGTGTACTGCCATCATCACTCCAAGGGTATGCAGGGCGCGAAGCGTTCCATGGATCGCGCCAGCGGATCCGGCGTGTTTGCCCGCGATCCCGACGCGATGCTGGATATGATAGAGCTGGACGTGCCGGACGCGCTAAGAAAGCAGCAGGGCGACCGCGCCTATTGCGACGCCGTAGCCGCCTGGTTGGATGCGCAGCCGCTGGCCGCGCGCTGGCGGGAGAACCTTGGCCAGGACGACGCGCTTGTGCCTGCAAACCTGCGCGCCGCCGTACAGGATATGCTGCCCGCCAACATGGCGGACGAGGCCGACCAGCGCGGCCAGGCCGCGCGCGCCGCCGCGGAAAAGCGTACCGCCTGGCGCGTGGAGGGCACCCTGCGCGAATTTGAGCGCTTCGCGCCGGTTAATTTGTGGTTTCAATATCCGGTGCATCAGCTGGATGACAGCGGGGCTTTGAAGGATGTGGGCGCGGAGAAGGAGAATGCGGAAGGGCGCTGGGGCGGGCGAAAGAACATGGTAAAGGCGCAGAAAGAGAAGAAAAGCAAGAATTGGGATACGCTTCGCAATGCCTTTGAGGCTGTGAATGACGGCGGAAGCGCAACGATCGCGGAGCTGATGGAGTATTCCGACTTGACGCGCAATTCGGTTAAAAGCTGGGTGGATCATCAGCCGGATCTTACGCGGGATGAGAAGGGAATTGTACGCAAGACGGAATGAGCACCCAGAGGGTATCAGGTGTCAGAACGTTAAATGACACTGTTTATACACGCCGAGAGGGGGGTGTCAAGTGTCAGGTGTCAGGGGGATATATATATATCCCCCCTGACACACTTGACACACACACCCTCTCGAGATAATGACAGGTGAGGAGGCGAGGCTTAATGACGGCCCAATTCTTTTTACCCATGATTCCCCCAACCGCCACCCAGCAGATGCACAAGGTGCGCCTGTTGAATGGCAAACCGCAATTTTACGAGCCGCCGGAGGTGGCGAGGGCAAGGGCCAGGCTGCTCAGCGCCCTTTGCCGCAAAGCGCCCGAAGCGCCGCTTCAGGGCCCGGTGCGGCTGGTGGTGAAGTGGTGCTTTCCCGCCGGGGAAAAGCATCGCAATGGCGAATACCGCGTTACCAGGCCCGATACCGACAACCTACAAAAGCTGCTCAAGGACGTAATGACGGATTGCGGCTTCTGGCTGGACGACGCGCAGGTATGCTGCGAAATCGTAGAAAAATTTTGGGCGGACATACCGGGAATCTTTATCCGCGCGGAAGAGCTTACAGGTATTTGTGAGCCGCGAAAGAAGGCTTGATGCCATGAACGCCAAGCAATACCTGAACGATATCCGCCGCGAATATGCCAATGCCGAGGCCCTGGCAGGCATGGCCGCAAGCTACCGCCATATGGCCGAGGGGCTTTCCATCTGCCGTGACGGCGTGCGCGTGGCCACAACCCCAAATCCTCATCGCGCGGAGGACTTTGCCTTGCGCGCAGCGGACGCCTCCAAACAGGCGTACAAAGGCTATGCCGCCAGCCTCGCCAGGGTGCGGCAGGCCCAGGAACGTATCTCCAGGCTGGAGGACGCGGATTTGCGCGCCCTGCTCATGCTGCGTTACCTTTGCCGGGCAACCTGGGAGGAAATCAGCTTACGGATGCATTGGTCGCTTCGCAGCGTGCACCGCATGCACGCCAGGGCGCTTAACGCTTTTCAGACCATCCTCGACCGGGAGGACCCTTCTTTGTGAAGCGCAAAAAGTTGGCACACTTTGGCACAGTACTTTGTGCTAAAATAGCAGTGTGAATCTTTGAGCGGCGGCCGCATGAACGGCTGTCGCTTTTCCTTATGGTTCGGTTCGCCTGTTTTCGGCGCCCCCCCGGAGGTGACTTATTATGGCAAGACCTAAGCGGGAAGGATTGACCCCGCGACAATTCCGTGCGGCACACATGCTGGCCGAGGGTATGAGCGTGCTTGCAATCGCAAAGGAAATTGAGGTGAGCGACCGCGCCGTGTACTACTGGCAGCAAAAGCCGGAGTTCCAGCGAGAGTACCGCGACCGGCTGGCTACGCTTTCCCGCGCACGCTACAGCAAGGCGCTGCGCAAGGTGGACAGCCTGCTTGACAACCCAAACCCCTGGCTGGCGCTGCAGGCGGCCAACAGCGTGCTGGCACATACTCAGGAGGCGGCTGTGGGCGCGGATTCCAGCGCTGGTATCCAAATTACCATCAACGGCGGCGAGGGAGCCGCGCCTGCAATCGGCATGCCGCCCAGGCCTGAGGAAAGTGAATAGCGCTTGCATAGGTCGGGCATGAATACGAATGCATAATGAGTGGATACTGGAAAAGCATTGATTTACAAGGGATTTGAGAATATCAACTATTCGTGAAAGCGCTCTTTTACGAATAGTTTAACCGAATAACGCCACATAAGGCGTACAATGCAGCTCGTGATTCGCATAATGTATGCATAACCATGAGAGGCTTGTTTTTTTCTGCACGTGCCCAGCCATTCCGAAAAAATTTCTTTTCAAGGGGTGGGGGTATACCAGGAAATGGGTCCCTCTGCGCTGCCCGTTCCGCCGTATATATACTTGGCTGCCCCGGTGGTTTGACCCCGGCACACTGAAAAAAATAAAAGCCACGGAGGTTTGAATTGCAGACGTTCAATGTGGACTACACGCCAACGCCAAAACAGCGAATGTTTCATGCATCCAGTGCTGACGAGGTGCTTTATGGAGGGGCGGCGGGAGGCGGCAAAAGCAAAGCGATTGTGATGGACGCATTTTTTCGATGCGTGATGTATGCCGGGACACATGCCTTTGTGTTTAGAAGGACATACAGCGAGTTGGAGGATACGATCATCAAGGAGGCGAGAACGAGCTATCCGCAGGGGCTGGGAAAGTACAATACGACGAGGCATGAATTTGTATTTCCAAACGGGAGCGTCATCCATTTTAGGCATTGTGCGGCCGTTGCAGATATGTATAACTACAAGGGTGCGGAAATTCAATGGCTGTATTTTGACGAGTTGACGAGCTTTGAAAGCGAAATATACGAGTTTTTAAAAACACGCCTGCGCGCCAAGAAAAGCCTTGGCATCGTTCCATGTGTGCGAAGTAGTTCCAACCCGGGCGACATAGGCCATGGTTGGGTGAAGAAGATGTTTGTGGATGCGGCGCCCTATATGGAGATTGTGCCTTATGAAATTGTATCGCGAACAACAGGTCGCAGAAAAGTATATACCAAACAGTACATTCCTTCACTGGCGACGGAAAACCCCTATATTGGGGACGACTATATATTGCAGCTGGAGATGAAGCCTGCAGCGTTGAGGGATGCGCTGTTGCACGGGGATTGGAACGCTTTTGAGGGACAGGCGTTTACGGAGTGGACGGATGACCCGAAGCATTATAGCGACCGCCGGTGGACGCATGTGATCGCGCCGTTTGAGATTCCTGCCGCTTGGCCGCGCTTTATGGGCTTTGACTATGGGTATTCGCATCCGTTTAGCGTAGGATGGTATGCGATGGATCCACGAGGGTGCCTATACCTGTACAAGGAATGGTATGGATGCGAGAAAGGACGCGCGAACGTTGGGTTACGGCTGACGCCTAAGCAGATTGCCGAAGGCATTATACAGCGTGAGAAGGACGAAATAGCCGACAATCTGCGAATATCCCGGATTGCCGATCCATCGATTTTCGACCGCAGCCGCGGCGAAAGCGTAGCGCAGATGATGGAACCGGGAGCCGGGCATGCGGGCGTGTATTTTACAGCCGGCGACAATACGCGGCTGGCGGGAAAGATGCAGGTGCATGAAAGGCTAAAGTTCGATGAGGACGGGCGGCCCATGCTATATGTGTTTGCGTGCTGTGAGGACTTTATACGGACGCTGCCGTCATTGCCGTACTCGCAAAGCAAAGTGGAGGACATTGATACCGGCGCGGAGGATCATGACTATGATCAACTGCGGTATGTGTGCATGGCGCATCCCATGCCGGCAGCGCCAAAACCCAAAGCAAAGGCAAAGCCTTACGACCCCTATACCGAGGCCAGGGCGAGAAGGTAACATAGAAAAAGTGTTTCGTTTGCATTGCGCGGGCGCATTGCACCGGCGTTTTTGCATAAATACAGGCCATCGCGTGCTCGCGGAGGCCTGAAAGGCGGTAAGAATGATGGAAAATACGGTCGAAACCATGATAACTGAGCCTGTGCGGGACGACGCCGCACTAGCGGTTCAGGAGGACGGACAGGAGAGCACTCAGGGATTTACGGAACTGGCTGAGGCGCTGAGCCAAGCGGGCGGCGAAGCCGCAAAGGCCCAGGAAGGAACGGAGGAACAGAAGCCTGTAGAAGGCAGAGCCTTGCGCGCCAGAAACGAGCCTACCGCTAAAAGCGAGCCCGGATGGATTAAGCGGCGCATTGAAGAAGGCGTGCGCAAGGAGGCAGCCGCCATGGAAGCGAGGCTTCGGGCGGAATATGAGGAGAAGCTTGCGCCTTTGCGAGAAACGGCGATAGCGCGCGAAGCGGACGCGCTGGTGGCGGAGGGTGAGTTTAAGAGCCGTGAACGCGCGATTGAATATTTGCGGCTGAAAAACGGATTTCCCGCGAAGAACGCAGCGGAAGGACAACCCCATGCCGTGCAACGCGATGAAAAGGGTCGCTTTAGCGCGGGCAGCGCTGATGAAAGCGCAAGAGGAACGCCGGAGGTGCAGCAGCGCGCCGCTTCCCTGTTTGCACAAGCCCAGACGATACAGGCGCTGAGCGGCGTGGACGTAATGGAACTGTACAACACCCACTCTGATGTGAAACGGCGAATTCTAAGCGGTGAATGGGACTTTATGGACGTGTTCAGAACCCGGCAGGAGAACACGGCGCCGAGCGTAGCGCCTGCGCCTGTGCGCAGTGCCAACGGCGCGGCGTTTAGCGGAATAAGCATTGCCCGCATGAGCCCCGAACAATTTTCACGCCTAGATGAGCTGTTGGCACAGGGAGGACGGATTGACATGAGAAAGTGAGGTTTTTGGTAAATGCCTGTGTTTGATAACCTGAATATGACAACTTCCGGCGGCGTGGCCCCGGGAATTGTAGACTACTATGAGAGAAAGCTGCTGGAAAACGCGAAGCCGGAGATGGTACATGCGCGAGATGCGCAGAAGCGTCCGCTGCCTCAGAATAACGGCAAGCATGTGCAGTTCAGGCGGATGACGCCCTTTGAGGCAACGACCGAACCTCTGAAAGAGGGCGTGACCCCCAAGGGACAGGAGATTCGTCAGACGGCCTTCACAGCGATGGTAAAGCCCTACGGGCGCCATGTGGAGATCACCGACGAGTTGAACATGTACCACCTGGACAACCTGCACCGGGAAACTGCCAAGTTGCTGGCTGATCAGGCCGCGCTGAGCCTGGATACGATTTGCCGCGACGCAATGTGCGCAGGACTGAATGTGCAGTATGCGGGCAGTAACACCAGCCGTGCGACAATCACGGCGAAGGACAAACTGACTGCCGCCGATGTGAAGAAGGCGGTGCGCACGCTCAAGCGCAACAATGCCCGCCCGTTTACGGATGGGTTTTACCACGCGATTGTGCACCCCGACGCGGTGTTTGACCTGACCGCCGACCCGCAGTGGATTGATGTGGCGAAGTATCAGGACAAGAGCAAGATCGAACGCTATGAACTAGGCTGCCTGTACAAGGTGAAATTCTTTGAAAGCACGAACGCGAAGGTGTTTCGTTCCGAGAAAGTACTGTACGGCGATGTAAACGCGCTTACGCTGGCGGCTTTTGACGCGGAAAGGCGCCAAATGACCGTGAACGAAACGATTACGGATGACGGTGCTCGGGCGCTGACCGGCAAGCTGGTAAATGTACAGTACGCCAAGAACGGCACAACGGTGGTTACTTCCATGTGCGTGGAGCGCGTGCATGCGGGTGACAAGAAGATCACGTTCCGCTGGATCCCGGACAGCGCGTTGACGGAGGAGTGGACGGCCGGCAACTCCTGCCAGATTGTCCCGGCGGGCGGCGGCGCGGACGGCGCTCCTGTGTACGGCACACTGATTTACGGTGAAAACGCCTTTGGCGATGTGGAGCTGGGCGGTACGGGCAAGAACGTAAAGGTGATTATCAACCCGCCTGGCAGCGCGGGCGCAGCCGATCCGCTGGAACAGCGCGGCTCCATCGCCTGGAAGGTGCAGGGATTTACCTGTGTGATTCTGCAAGATGCGTTTGTAGTGCGTGTAGAGCACGGCGCGACGGCCTAAGCAACCTGCCAGAGAGGGGCTACGCGCCCCTCTTTGGCTTTTGACGATTGAAAGGAGCACTATGATGGCTGGAAAAGCAACAGCAACGGCGGTACGCGATGGGATCACTGCTGTGGTAACGCACGGGAAAGACGAACTGAAAGAGCCCCGAGTATGCGTGATACTGCCGCTTATAGAAGCACAGGGTAGCGATGTAAAGGTGGATCAGACGGAGAACGTGACCATCAACGGTGTAACCACGCAGATTCGCCGGGGCGAATACGCAGACGTAACCGTTCCGGTGTTCATCCAACTGAAAAACCGATATCCGAATCTTTAAGGGCGGGGAGGATACGGCATGAACCTGGGCGAGCTGAAAAACACGGTCATGTTTCAAACGAACAATGACGCGGACGATTTGGGCGACTTCCTGCCGTATCTGACGGACTATATAAACGAGGGATATGACAGGCTTGTTTACGCCTTTTGCGGAGAGCATGTGAGCCAGGACAGCGACGGATACCCACCGCTGAAAAACGACAAAACTGCTCCAGAACTTCCCGAGTGGGCGCACCATGCCATAGCGGATTGGGCTACATGGATGGTATACCGCAACGGAAGCGCGCCAAAGCAAAGCCGGGGCCTGCGGTTCCGGGAGGCTTTTGAGCAAGCGGAAAGCCGCCTGCAAGGGTTGACAGACGTGGAAAAAGGGTTGGTGAACGAGAATGGGCACAGCACGCGAACCGGGTACGGCCGGTTTTTCCGAAATCTGCCGTGGTGACGCGCAGGAGCGTGAAAAAAAGCTGGTAGCCGAAGCCTACGGGAGGTTGCGGATATGGCAGGACGGCTGCCGGGAGATGCACGAGCGGGCGCGGGAAGCACGCAGAATTCTGCTTTTGCAAGATCCAAAGCAGGATATTGGGAAAAAGAGCCCAGAGAGGCGCACACTGCAGCTGCAAACGCTGAAGTCCACCTTTAACAACTGCGTGGCCGACCAGATGGACAACATGCCAGAGGCGCTGATGCTGCCGGAAACCAAGGAGTTGGAGGCGACAGCGGACGACCTGACGGACGTGGTACGCTTTGTGATGGCGCTGAACAACTACGAAAGCCTGCACCGCCGCCGTGTGGAGGATTGTTTTTGCACGGGGACGGCGGTTACACAGATAGCGTGGGATCCCGACATGGACGGAGGCCGTGGAAATGTGGCGGTGATTCGCTGGCCCGTAGAGGCGTTTTTATGGGACCCGGCGGCGGAAAGCCTGCAGGAAGCGCGAGCGGTATTTAAGGTGAGCCGTCGGCCGCTGAGCTGGTTTGAACAGCATTACCCCGAAAAGGCAGCGAGAATAGGCGGCGACGAGGGTGTTTTTGATAGCCTGGGAACGCCGGAGGCGCAGGAGGACAGCCGTCCCGCTGACGAAGCGCGGGCGTTGCTGATTGAATACTGGCGGCGAACCTATGACGCGAAAACACGGCGCTATCGAATAGACGTGGCCTACCTGGCGGGCGGTGAACTGCTGGAAAGCGCGGAAAACGTATACGAGCATGGCATGTACCCATTTGTGCTGGACGTGTACACGCCCATCGAGGGATTGCCGGTAGGCGACGGACTGATACAGGAAACCGTGCCGGTGATGCGCTACGTGAACCGCTATGCCAGCTATATTGACATGAACCTGCGTATGGCCAGCAAGGGACGGCTGCTGGTTGACCGCAACGCGGGTATAGACAAGGACGCCTTAACGGATTGGGAAACCGATGTGATTGAGGGAAACCGTGTAGACGCGAGCGCCCTGCAATGGCTCCAGAACCAGCCCTTTACCGGAATGGTGACGCAGCAGATGCTGCAGCTTCAGACCGATATTAAGCAGGACAGCGGGCAAAACCAGTTTACCCGGGGCGAAGTGGCCGGAGGCGTGACGGCAGCCAGCGCCATCAGTGCCTTACAGGAAGCGGGCGGCAAAATTACCCGGCTGCGTACAAATGTGCTTAACCAGGGCTTTAAGGCAATCGTTGAACAGGTGATGTGGCTGATCAGCCAGTTTTATGACACGCGGCGCGTTATGTTTATTACTGGCCGGCAGGAGGGGGAGAGGCGTGAGGTGAACGCAAGCCCCGAACATCTGTTTGGAAAGCGGCCCAAAGGAGCCTTGCCGCCCCCGCCCTATACCGTACAGGTGCAGGTGCAGCGGCGGAACCCTTTGCGTCAACAGGCGCAGAACGAGTTGTTTATGCAGGCATATTCCATGAGCGCACAGGCGGGGCAAAGCTTTCCATTAAGCGTTTTATTTGAACTGCTTCAGGTGGACGGCAAGGAACGAATTTTACCCGTGCTGAGAGAAAACGAGGCTGTGCAGCGGCAACTGGAAACGCTGGCCCAGCAAACCGAACAACTTACGGCGCAAAACCAGGAACTGGCTGCGCAGATAAGCGGGCTTGAGGAGATAAACGGCGCTTATGCCGCACAAATGCAAGCAGCCGGGGAAAGGACACGGAAGGAGCCCGCCGCGGACGGAATGGATATGCCGCAACGGGCGGTATAAAGGGAGGATAACGAGTGGGATATATTTCCCTTAACGCATATAGCGCGGTTATACGCGCACCAGAATGGAAAGGGCTGTACCAGAGCGGGGACGCCTATGCAAGTGACCCCCGGTATGCGGTGGAGGCGCGAAACGTATTGACGCGGGACGGCTTTTTGCGGCCTGTGGCGAAATGCGAGTTATATGCGCCCGAATTGCCCGCGCCCATTGAAACCTTCGCAAAGCTTTACCGGCGCTGGCATACGGGCGACGCGGGACACGATGTGCTAATTGCCGCCAGCGGGGGCCAACTATACTGGATGCCGCCAGAAGGAACGGAATGGACGCGGATGGCGTTGCCGCCGGATTGGGAAGGGGACGGCTATCAAAGCAACGTATGGAGCTATGTAGCCTATGAAATGAATCCGGAGGGAAGCGACGCGCCGGTGGATGTGCTGCTGCTGAGCAACGCCAAAGATGGGATGATTTGCGTGCGTGGCGATTGCATGACGGCAAGTGTGGTGAACACGCCAAAAAAGTTTGGTGTGATTGCCCGCCACGCTGAGCGCATCTGGGGTGGCGCTATTGAGAACGACCCGGATATGTTGGTATATTCTGCACCGTTTGACCCCTTCGACTGGACACAGAACGACGAGATTCCCGAGGACGGAGCGGGCGATTTGAAACAGCCGAGCTGGGACGGGGACAGCTTTACAGCGTTGACGGCCTTTGGCGACCAGCTTTTGGCGCTAAAGCGTACGCGAATATGGCGAATTTTGGGGACGAATCCGGGAGAATATGTGTTTTCCGAGCAGTATGGCGGAGGCGCGCCGTATGCCAGAACGATTGCCGTGGACGGCGCGCGCATTCTGATGCTTGGAGCGCGGGGCATTGTTCAGTACAACGGGGAAAGCGTGGAGCCATATCAGCAGGCATATGCCAAAGGCATTTTTGAACGAATGAACCAAAGCGCTTTGCGGGGAGCGGCTGCGTGTGTGTGGCGGGACGTTTACTATTGCGCGCTGCCGTTGGATAAGAGCGAGAGCAACAACGCGGTACTCATGTTTAATACGCGGGAAGGCACCTGGTTACTGCGCGAGGATGTATCTGTGGAAACGTTTTTGCCCACGGAAACCGAGCTGTATTTCACCAGTGCAACAACGCCGGGAAAAATATGGCGTTGGCGGGAGGATTGCGGGGTGGGCGGAGAGGCGCAGCCTATGCGCTGGGTAAGTCCATGGTTTGATTTATCTTACAAGAACATGACCAAAGGCGGCTTTACGGTTTACCTGACGATTGAATGTGAAAGGGCGGTAACGCTTAATGTAAGCATTCAAACGGAGAAAAAGACGAAGGTCAAAACGGTGACGTTTATGCCGCCTGCTTCGGGACGAATGGCGAAGCAGCGCCGCCTGACCTTTGGGGGAAACGGAAGGCGCTTTCGGTTTATGCTTGAGAGCGAGGGGACAGAGCCGTGGCGGCTGACGGGCGGAATACAGATAGAGGCTGAAACGGACAGCGATTAGAGAACAAGAGCGGCGACTAAGGAGCTTACTTACAGAGCGCGGCGCGAAGCGACGTGCAAGCCGGAAGTAGACAGCAAGGCTAGGGGGGGAAAAGCGACCGAAGCAAGTGAAGGGCCCCTTGCGTAAGGGAGCGGTGGCCAAGCCGCTTACTTGCAGGGCACGGCGCGAATCAACGTGCAAACCCCGTGCTTATGACCGCCGCAGTTGCAACGATTCTATGGTGGTTGATAGGCACAAAAAATGGCCACGATGGTGAAGATCGTGGCCGTTAAAACTTCGCAAAGGTAAATGGACAACCCTCTGTACCGTTAGAATAGCATAGACAATGGGGAAAGTCAAGCCGCGAGCGTAACGCCGGGCGGCTTTTATAATTCAAGGGAAAGGAATGAGTTCAACGGCGCAAAGCAAACGAAATTACAATACCATACGGCAGCACCAACCATTGTATGCTCCAGAGGGCTGGAATGAGGATGAACGTCGCTTTGTGCGTGCGCTATCGGGTATATTTGACGATATCTACATGCGTTACGGGAGGCTTACGACCAAGGACCTGGGCAAGGTGCTCAACGAAACGCTAATTAACCTGGATACAGGGCTATCGAGCGTGGAAGGCCAGGCCGACAAACTTGGCGGAGATCTAATTACCGTTGGGCAAGCCATTACGACACTTAACGAACAAAAGCTTGCTAAAACGGAGCTCTTAGACGCTGTTTATCCCGTGGGAAGCCTGTACTTGAGCGTTTTACAGCAAAACCCGGCCAGCCTGTTTGGAGGAACGTGGGAAAGAATTGAGAGGCGTTTTTTGCTTGCCGCTGGCGACGGGTATCCCTTGGGGAGCGAGGGCGGCGAGGAAACACATACGCTGACGGTTCAGGAGATACCGCCCCATACTCACGGAACAGGCGTTTCTCAGACTGAAGCTGTGGCAGGAACGGCCGGTACGGGATGCGCAAAGGTACGGGCGGGAAATGCAGACGAGTTTTCCAGCGGAAGTACTGGTGAGGGCCAGTCCCACAACAATATGCCGCCGTATTTGGCGGTGTGCATATGGAAACGTATAGCGTAAGGAAACGGTGCGGACGAAGAAATGGCGCTCAAAAGGGGAGATGGTTTGATTTGCGCAGGTTTACAGGCAACGATATTGAGATCACGCGCGGTGATAGCCTGATGCTACGAGTGACGGTTTCAGGCAGGGAACTGCCGCAAGGAGCCATTTTGCTTTTTAGCGTTAAACGATCACCGCGCGCACAGAGCGCTGAGATTGAAAGGCGCTTGACCATAGAGGAGGGCACGGCGGTAATCAGCCTTTCTACGGAGGATACGGATTTGCCCCCACGCACCTATTTTTGGGACGCGCGTGTGCTGATTCCCTATGGCGATGGAACATATGAAGTGAAAACGCCTATGGAGTACGCGGCGTTTCAGGTGTTGGAGGTAATAGGAGATGTATAACGCGGAGCTGGAAGGAATAGACGGGGAGCTGAAATTGACGTTGGAAGCGGCGGCCACGGGAATGCTTGCGAACAACCTGACGACTGAGCAGGAAGGCTTTGCGCTGGATGCGCGGCAGGGACGGAAGCTAAACGAGCAAAAGCTGGATAAAGAGCTTGTGGACGGTATGCAAGTGACTGTGGAGGAAGGCACCGAAAGCTGCGTGAGCTTTACGGCGAGCGAGGGATACCACATGCACTTTATCCTTCGGCGGGCACCGACAACCTTTAGCGGCGACGCCATCACCGGCGCATCCACTGAGGAGGCGGCTTATCCAACGGGGATTGCGCAGGCGGTGGAAGGCGACCGATACTACTATAACGGAACGCAAGAGGAGGATGTGGGCAACAGCTACCGTTGCGTGCTCGGAGGTAACGAGGAAACGGCGCTATGGGTATTTGACGGAAACCTTCGCGGCATTCCCGGAAAAGGATCGGTTTCTTTTGTAAACGGGAAAAGCCCAAATTCGGAAGGTGACGCGCGCATTACCGGGGAGGATATCGTACTGAGCGGGGAAGATGGGACAGCCATAAGCGCCGCGTTGCGGGAAAAATTAAATATACGCAGCGTATATAACGCGCTGGATTTGGAAATGGAAGGCTACGTGCTGGACGCACGGCAGGGCAAAGCGTTGAAGGGACTGCTGGACGGCCTAAGTGCGGAAGTGGGAAAAAAGCTGGCCGCCGTGAATGTGGCGAACAACCTGACGACCGAGCAGGAAGGCTACGCGCTGGACGCGCGGCAAGGCAAGGCGTTGAAGGGGCTGCTGGACGGCCTAAGTGCGGAGGTGGGAAAAAAGCTGGCCGCTGCGAATGTGGCGAACAACCTGACGACCGAGCAGGAAGGCTATGCGCTGGACGCGCGGCAGGGCAAGGCGCTTGCCGGCCTGGCAAACGGGAAGGCGAGCAAGACCACAGCCACGGCGAGCCTGGCCGTGGCAAGCTGGAGCGGAAGCGGCCCGTACACGCAGACTGTGAGCGTGAGCGGGGTAACCGCCAGCAATGCGGTGGTGGTAGCGCCCGCCCCGGCGAGCTTTAAGGCATGGGGCGAAGGCGGGGTATATGCCAGCGCGCAGGCGGCGGGGAAGCTGACGTTTACGGCGGAGAACAAGCCGGAGGCGGCGCTTACGGTGAATGTGCTGTGCGTGAATTAGGTGAGGAAATGCGCGAAACCGTCAAGCTTGTCAACTTTGCGTTGGCTGCTTGACGGTAGAGGATTGAACTGGTATGATGTGCTTGCGCGGGAGACCGCGCCGGTGCGGAGGGTTCACCACCTTTCAGCGGTATGCTGAGGAAAGGAGGTGAGCCTATGCGAAAGATGCTTTTTGAAGTGATAAGCGCCATTGGAACCGCTGCTGTTGCAACGCTGCTTTGGTGGCTGTTTATGACAAAAAGAAACGATCACGATGGGTCAGATCGTGATCGTTAACGCTTAGCAAAGGTCAACACAGAACCCTCTGCACCGTTAGAATAGCATAGACAGGGGAAAAAGTCAAGCCGCCAGCAAAATGCCGGGCGGCTTTTGTGATGCTTACAAAATTGGAGGTAAACGGAATGCTGCTGAACATGGTAGGAGCCGGGACTGTTGGAGACGGATTCCCGCAATTCAAGTATACAGGACAATATCAGCTTATCGATGACGGAAAGGTAAATGGAAAGCAGAAGTGGCGCATCAGATTTTTGACCAGCGGGACGCTGACGTTTACCAAAGTGCCAGGGGCTATAGATGTGTTTCTGGTGGGCGGCGGCGGTAGTGCGAAATATGGCGGTGGCGGTGGCGGGTACACGTTCACCAGCTTGATAACCGCTCTTGCAAATACGGCGTATACCATAACCATAGGCGCGGGAGGCACAAACTCCGGGAACGGAGGAAACACAACCGCTTTTGGGCTGACGGCGGCTGGCGGCAAGGGAACCGGGGGGAAAAATGGCGCTGCCGGTGGCAGCGGAGGCGGTGGCTTTAGGAAAGGAGCGGGCGGCGGCAACGGCGGGAACGGCGGCGCTGGCGAGGACGGAAGCGCGGGAGCCGGTCAGGGCAAAACGACCCGCGAATTTGGGGAGAGCACTGGAACGCTGTATGCCGGCGGCGGA